GACAACGCTCAGTTGTGGAGTGGATAAGAACTAGAATAGAGGAAGGTTGATGGCTAGATATACAAAGATAGGCGACTTCAATAATATACCCTCTGCAGATTTTCTACGTGATTGGGAAAGTACAAGAGATGATCATGCTACTTACGAAAGAAACCATGAGAATAGATGGCAGCAAGACGCCTTAGATAATATGTTTGCCTATGCTCAGGCGATAGATCCAAATTGGCAACCAACTTCATCTCGGTGGGGTGACATTAATCCAGATCATACTAGCGACAGTAGACGATTTAATATAAACAGAGCTCAACGTGCTCAGATAAAAGACCTTGAGAATTGGGCGTCTTCTCTTTCTTCAGATTCACCATTCGTTCCTTGGGGTTCTACTCATGTTGATGCTGTTTACGATAGAGGTCGTGTTGATAGTACAAGTGATAGGTATAACGAAAACAGATGGGAACATGAAGCTGTTGTTGGATTACAAAATTGGTTAACTGGATATGATCAAGCTCAAGCACCACAGTTAGAAGCTAATCAAGAGTACCAAAATGCTGTAAAAGCTTTAGATGACAGTACGAACTTTGGTGTGACTGGTACACAGTTTAATAATCTCTTTTACACACCTACAGATATGCGTCAACCTACTAGAGGAGAGTGGGATGAATCTTTATGGGGTAACTTAGATAAACATGGTGACTCTAACTTTGATAATACATTTGCAGTAGAGGAGGCTACAAAAGGTTTAACTGATCGACAATGGTTAGAACAAGCATGGAAAGATAATGTCTTCTCAGATCTCAATTGGGAATCATGGGATGCAAAAGACTATGGTGATCAGTTAGCTAAAGGTTCTTCTAGAGATGATATCCTTGGTCAAATACAATCAGGCGAACATTTCACTAGACTTCTAGATGAATCTAAATGGGGTAACTTAAACACACTTGGTGACTCTACTTTCGATGATTCATTTGTAGAAGAAGCAGCTACTCGTGATCAAACCGATAGGAATTGGTTAGAAAATATATTCACAAGAGATCTAAATAAACCTTATGATGAGAATACATTTGAAGTAAGAAACTTCCTAAACTCATTAGCACAAGGTTCATCAAGAGATGATATCTTAAATCAAATTATCGGTAGTGATCTCTATGATTGGACGAGACCTCAGAATTTAGATAATAGAGGTAATCTAGATTTAATAGATGAACCAGGAACAGCTTTCCAAAACCCAGACATCGCGGTACATCATCCTATTGAACAGGAAACAGCAGGTATAAGTGATAAAGACTGGTTAAGTGAGGTTGTTAATACACAGAATTTCACTCCTGCATTGAATCCAAGTGGTGTTCAATATCAAGATTGGTCAAACCAACTTGGAGAAGGTTCTTCAAGAGAAGATGTGTTTGGACAAATTGTAGACGCTGTTAATCCATATAACGAATTCGTACCAAAAACAGATGAAGAGCCAGTTAATGTTATAACCCCAGCCAAACCACCAGATATAGGTCCAACTGATCCAGTTATAACTAATACAGGTACAACTGATACAGTTACAACTGATCCAGTTACAACTGATCCAACTACTGGTGATGAAGATAGTTTATTAGATCAAATTAAAAGCTGGATCTCTGGTGATTTAGGTTTCGGAGAAGGTTACACACCATACACGTCTGACCAGTTTACTACTGATATAGGTAAGTGGTCAGATACTCAGCCAGGTGCCTATACGTCTGACCAATTCTTCACTGATATGGATACGTGGCAAGCTACTCAACCAGAGGCATACATACCTAAAGATTCCTTTGAAGATTTCATAGGATACATGAGACAGTTTGAAGGTATGGGTGGTTTCGGAGGTCCACAACAAGCTCCTGATTATGGATACGGTCCTCACTCTCCTTATGCTGGAGGTGTTGCATACGGTAGTCCATATGTTAACTACACCAACTGGATGAATGCATTTAAAGCACCATCAAATACACCTGCAGTATCGACTAAAACATTAAATCTATAAATAACAATGACGGCAAAAACTAGGTATGATTATTTATCAAGCGAACGTACCCAGTTTCTAGACGAAGCAGAACAAGCGTCAGAATTAACTCTTCCATATTTAATACTTAAGGATCAATACACCAAGGGGATGAGACATCTCCCTACACCTTGGCAGTCAGTTGGGGCTAAGTGTTCAGTGACATTGGCAGCAAAATTAATGCAAGCTATGCTCCCTGTACAAACCAGTTTCTTCAAGCTACAGGTAGATGAAAGTCAACTTGGTCAGGAATTTGGTCAACAGATTAAATCAGAACTAGACTTATCTTTTGCAAAGATTGAACGCACAATCTTAGAAGCTATTGCAGCTTCTGGAGATCGTGTTGTTGTGCATGAAGCTCTTCTACATTTAGTAGTTGCAGGTAATGCACTTGTCTTTATGGGTAAGGAAGGTCTGAAGTTATTTCCGCTTAACCGCTACGTTATAGAACGAGATGGTAACGGCAATGTGATTGAAATAATTACAAAGGAAACAATTGCTAAAAAATTAATAGAAGATCAACTACCAGATGATGTGCTTAATCAGTACGACACAGTGGTTGATGGATCTGATGATAATGTTGAGGAATGTGATATCTACACCCACGTCACAAGAGACAACAACAGATACGTCTGGCATCAGGAAGTGCATGGAAAAATACTAGAAAAATCCCACGGGAAATCACCTGTTGATGTAACACCTTGGATCGCACTGAGATTTAATTCAGTTGATGGTGAGGATTACGGACGGGGAAGAGTCGGCCAATTTATGGGTGACTTAAAATCATTAGAAGCACTGTCTCAATCTTTAGTGGAAGGGTCAGCTGCTGCAGCAAAAGTTGTATTCACAGTATCTCCTAGTTCTACGACTAAACCAAGTACCCTTGCTAACGCAGGGAACGGCGCAATCGTGCAAGGTAGACCTGATGACATAGGAGTCGTACAAGTAGGTAAAACTGCTGACTTCAGAACAGCATTTGAAATGATGCAACAACTAGAACGTCGTATTAATGATGCGTTCTTAGTTATGCAAGTCAGACAAAGTGAAAGAACTACAGCTGAAGAGGTACGCCTCACACAGATGGAATTAGAACAGCAGTTAGGTGGCTTATTCAGCTTGCTTACAACTGAATTCCTACTGCCATATTTAAATAGAATACTTAATCAATTCCAAAAGACTGGAAAGATCCCACGCCTACCAAAAGATATTGTTAAACCTACTATCGTAGCTGGAGTTAACGCTTTAGGTAGAGGTCAGGATAGAGAAAGCTTAGGTCAGTTCTTACAGATCGTTGCTAACACAATGGGTCCAGAGGCTGTACAGAAGTTTATTAATCCAGAGGAAGTGATTAAAAGATTAGCAGCTGCATCAGGAATAGATGTATTAAACCTTGTCACTTCGATGGAAGAGATACAACAGAAGGAACAAGCTGCACAACAAATGGCTATGCAACAACAACAAGCAGATCAACAAGCTGCAATGATGAAGACTCCAATGATGGATCCATCTAAGAACCCTGCATTAGCTGAACAAATGGAACCACCACCTGAACAAGTATGAGCGAATCACAGACATTTACATATGATGCTGCTACTGAAGCAGTAACAACAGAAGATAATCTCACTCCAGACGAACAGGAATCTCTGAAGGTTGGAGAAGAGATGGAAGCCCAAGAAGAAAGTTTACTAGCTGGTAAATATAAGAATGCAGAGGAGCTAGAGAAAGCTCATATAGAACTGCAGAAAAAATTGGGCGAAAAATCTGAAGAGGTTTCAAAGGAACCAGAATCAAAAACAGAGGAAGAAGAACCTACTGAAGATAAATCTGAAGACAAGAATTCAGATAATATATTAGATGAAGTTTGGGAGAAGGCTAAGAATAACAAGTTAGATCAAGAGACATTCGATAAGCTCTCTAAGATGAACCCTGTTGATCTTGCTAAATTAGCTCTACAGCAACGTCAAAAGTCAGAACAGAATGCACCAAGAGAGTTCTCAGAAAAAGATGTAGAACAGATTCATGGGTTAGTTGGAGGTACAGATAACTACAACAACATGATGTCTTGGGCGCAACAGAATGTACCTGAGAGAGAAGTTCAATTGTATGACGCAGTGATGGATTTAGGTAATCCATTAGCTGCTTACTTTGCTGTCCAGACATTATCTTTAAAATATCAAGATCAATCAGGTAGAGACGGGAGAATGGTTACAGGAAAAGCACCTAAGTCAACAGCTGATACCTTTAAGAGTCAAGCTGAAATGATTAAAGCTATGGAAGACGATAGATATAACGATGATCCTGCATATCGTCAGGAGATTATGGAAAAACTAGAACGATCAAACATTAATTTTTAACTATGT